GGCAACGTCTTCGTTACCGGGCAGGCCGAGGTCACCGCCTTCTCCGCCACCCTCCTCGGTGCCGACGCCAAGACTGCCGGCAATCTTTTTCGCCGGGAAATGTCCCCGGATTCGACGTCACTCGGGAGAGGTGATCGGTGATGGCACGTAAGCCCGCCCAACCGGCCGCGAGTCGCCGGAAACCGCCGGTAACGACCGTGTCAGCGGCTGAGTCTGAGTTGCGGCGGTTAGGCGTCTTGGACACACCCGACGGGCAAGCCGTGCTCGCCGTGGCCCGGTCGCTGACCCAGTGTGAGCCGCGGGATGTTGCGGCGTTGTCGCGTGAGCTGCGGTTGTCGTTGGCGGCGGTTCGTGCGGCGTCGGTGGACGCGGGTGACGCGGTCGATGAGTTGAAGGCCAAGCGTGAGCGTCGCCGTCGCTCGTCGTGACGTGATGCTGGGGCAGCGGCTGCCTCGGGTGTCGTGCCGGCCACGGTCGGTGGGTTCGTCGGCGGTCGAAGTTGTCGAGTTGGCGCAGTCGGTGGGGTTGTCCCTGTACGACTGGCAGGCCGACGAACTGGATCGGATCCTGTCCGAAGACGACTCCGGGGGATGGTCGGCGTTTGAGACTGCGACAGTGCTGGCTCGCCAGAACGGTAAGAACCAGATCATCGAGGCCCTGGAACTGGGGGACCTGTTCCTGCTCGATACCCGGCTGGTGCTGCATTCGTCGCATGAGTTCAAGACCACCAACGTGGCATTCAATCGCCTGTTGTCGTGGATCGAGTCAGCACCGGACTTGTCTCGCCGGGTGTTGCGGGTCACTCGCAGCAACGGTGAGGAGGGCATCCGGTTGCGGTCGGGGCAGACGATCCGGTTCATCGCCCGTTCGAAGGGGTCGGGTCGCGGGTTCACCGCTGACCGGCTGATCCTGGACGAGGCGTACAACGTGTCAGCGGAAGCGCTGGCAGCGCTGGTGCCGACGTTGACGGCGTCACCGAACCCGCAGATCAACTACTTCTCGTCGGCGGCGTTGCCGGGGCCGGAGTCGGACGTGTTGCGTGCGTTGCGGGCTCGTGCGGTGTCGAAGGATCCGGGCCGGTTGTGTTACTCGGAGTGGTCGGCGGATCCGTCGGCTGATCTGGATGACGTGTCGGCGTGGGCGGCGGCGAACCCGTCGCTGGGGTTGCATGTGCAGGAGGCGTTCATCCGCAGTGAGCGGGCGGCGTACTCCGATGAGGACTTCGCTCGTGAACGTTTGTCGATCCCGTCTGCTGCGGCGTCGGGGTCGGCGGTGCCGATGGATGCGTTCCACGCGGCGCAGGATCCGGCGACGGTGATGCCCGACGACGCGGCGGTCGTGTTCGGTGTGGACGCGGCCTCGGATGGGGTGTCTGCGGCGATCGCGGTCGCAGGGGCTCGCCGCGATGGGCGTACCCACGTCGAGCTGGTGGCTCGCCGCGATGGGATCGGGTGGGTGACCGCTGAGGCTGCCCGACTGGTCGGGTCGTGGGGTGGTCACGTGGTGATCGACCCGTCGGGTCCGGCGGGACCGATCGCGGTGGAACTCGACGCCGCGGGTGTGCCGATGGTGAAGGTCGTGGGCCGTCACCAGGCCGCAGCTGCGGCGGGGTTCGTCGCCGATCTGCGTGATGACCGGGTGAGGGTGCGGCCACATGAGTCGTTGACGGCGGCCGCGACTGCTGCCCGGAAATACGAACTGGGGGATGGGTGGACGTGGCGCAGACGCGCCGCGAAAGCCGACATCGCTCCGCTGGTGGCGGCGTCGTGGGCTGTGTGGGGCCTGTCGGTGGAACCGGACTATGACTTACTCGACTCGATTCTGTGAGGTGACCAGATGGCAGCAGTGACGGTCCTCGAGGTCGTGGGTGTGCTCCTGGTCGCGGCCGGGTGCGCGGTCTTGACCGCCGCCGCTGTCGGTGGTCCGGTGGGAGCGGGTGTGGGGCTGCTGGTGTCCGCTGTCGTGGTCTTCGTAGCCGCATGGTGGGCTGCGAGGCGGGCCGCGTGAGCCTGTTCTTCACGACCCGGGACAAGGTCAGCCTCAGCGACGTTGGTGCGCCGTCACGGGTGGGCCGAACGATGGGATCGGTGCGCGTCAACGAGCACACTGCACTGGCTCATTCGGCGGTGTGGGCGTCGCTGCGGTTGCGCGCTGACTTGATCTCCAGCCTGCCGGTGGACGTGTTCCGCCGCGCGGGCGGTGTGGACGTGCAGGTCCCCACACCGCCGGTCATCGCCACTCCCGACGGCGGTGAGGGCGTGCATTGGCGCTGGGCCACACAGTTCGACCTCGACCGCTGCGGCAACACGTTCGGACTGATCACCGCCCGGGACGGGTTCGGGATCCCGGCTCGGGTGGAACTGGTGCCATTCGACCAGGTCGTCGTCGAAGTCCGCAACGGAGTGATCGACCGGTACCGCATCGCCGGGACCCGCTATGACCCTGCGGACGTGTGGCACGAACGCCAGTACGCGCCCGCGGGGATGCACGTCGGCTTGTCCCCGGTAGCGCAAGCGGCGATGAGCGTGGGCCAGTACCTGTCCGCGCAGCAGTTCGCGTTGGACTGGTTCGCCAACGGGTCCGTACCAGCGGGACGGTTGAAGAACACGCAGAAGACGGTGGATCCCAAGACCGCTGACGTGATCAAGACCCGGTTCAAGGCCGCTGTCGGTAACCGGGACCTGTTCGTGCATGGCTCGGACTGGGATTACGAGATGATCAGCGTCCCCGCCAATGAGGCTCAGTTCATCGAGGCCATGAACTACGGCGCCACCGACGTGTGCCGCTTCTTCGGGGTCCCAGCGAACGCAATCGATGCCGCGAGCCCAGCGGGTGGGTCGATCACGTACGCGAACATCACTCAGGATTCGCTGCGGCTGCTGGTGCAGAACCTTGGCCCGGCGATCGCGCGCCGCGAAGCGGCATGGTCACGCGGGCTGGTCGCCGCGGGCCGTCACGTGAAACTGAACTCTGACGCGATCCTGCGGCTAGATCCGCCGACCCGGCAGCAGATGATCCGCGACGACGTCGCCGCGAAACTGCGTACCTACTCCGAGGCCCGCGCTCTCATGAACCTTCCGCCGTTGACTGACGCCGACCTGGCGGAGTTCGCGGCCGTCGCTCCCGCGAAACCGACCCCGCCACCCGCCCAAGGAGGGCCGTCCGCATGACCATCACCATCACGGCAGGCGCTGACGCGCGCCGCCGCGCGATCGAGTCCACGGCCACCACCACGCCACCGTCGGGCCCGCAACGCTCGCAGCGGTTCGCTGCCAGCAACATGCGCGCCCAGGTCGTGGAAGCCGACGGCAAGGAGTTCGCTCGATTGCAGGGCTGCGCGTCGGTGGTGGAACGCGGCTACGAGATGTGGGACATGTTCGGCGAGTACACCGAGATCGTCGACGCCGCCGCGTTCGACCAGACGTTGGCGGCGAACCCCGACGTCGTGTTCCTGCTCAACCACGCCGGACTGGCCATGGCCCGTACCACCAACGGATCCCTTGAGTTGTCCGTGGACGATGAGGGGCTACAGACCACGGCGATGCTGAACCCGCAACGCTCCGACGTCGCTGACCTGCTGGCCGCCATTGATGACGGCGTGGTCACCGAGATGAGTTTCGCGTTCCGCATCGAGGCCGGGCAATGGTCCCCGGACTACTCGGAGTACCGGATCCTGCGCGTCGACCTGGACCGAGGCGACGTGTCCGCGGTGAACTACGGCGCGAACCCGCACACCTCGATCGCTGCACGCACCCGGCAACTGTTCGACGCGATCGACGTGCTCGACGGCCCCGCGCTGCGGGCGGCGCATCAGCGCCTCACCGCGAAACTCGGCGACACCCCCGCCGCCCCGGCTACCGGTTCCCAGGTCGCGCTGCTGCGCGCCCGGCTGGACCTCGAAGCCGACCACTGATCGTTCTGGCCGCAGATGACCGGCCAGCCACCGCCCGGCAGATGAGACGGGACACCTCTCACCATTCACCCACTCCCGTATTGGAGAACCCGCGATGGACTTCGCAACCCTGATCGCCTCTCGTGAGGCGTCCCTGAAAGCGCTGCTCGCGCAACGCGCCGCCCACCGCGCCGAACAGGACCAGATCCTGGCCAGCGCGGAATCCGAGCAGCGCACCGCGCTCACCGACGCCGAGCAGGCCCGCTTCGAGGAACTGTCCACCGCCAAGCGCGCCATGGACAGCGATATCGAGGCCGCTGAGGCCGCGTTGACTCAGCTGCGTGCTGAGGCTGATGCTGACGCTCGCGCTGCGGCTGCCGCTGAAGCGACCACCCCCGGCGCGGAACGGCGACGCTACGACGAGGTCGCCCGCGTCGGCCAGGAGGCCCGCGTCTACAACCCCGACACCGACAAGCGCGGCAAGGTGTTCCTCGCTGACGTGACTCGGTCGTTCCTCGGTGACCATGACGCCGCTGACCGGCTCAACCGTCACATGAGCGAGGAGCGTGTGGAGCGTGGCCAGTACTTGCAGCGCGCTGTGGGTACCTCGGCGTTCGCTGGACTGGTGGTCCCGCAGTACCTCACCGACCTGTACGCGCCGGCCACCGCTGCGCTGCGTCCGTTCGCTGACGTGTGCAACAAGCACGACCTGCCCGAGTCGGGGATGACGGTCAACATCTCCCGCATCACCACCGCCACGTCGGTGGCGTTGCAGGCGTCGCAGCATGACAACGCGTCGGAAACCGACATCGATGACACGCTGCTGACGATCAACGTGCAGACCGCGGCTGGCCGTCAGACCCTGTCGCGGCAGGCCATCGAGCGTGGCACCGGCACCGAAGAGGTCACCCTGGATGACCTGTTCCGCCGGTACGCGACCACGCTGGATTCCACGCTGATCACGCAGGGCACCACGGGCCTGTCGGCGGTCGCTCAGGCCACCACGTACACCGACGGTTCCCCGACCGCTGCTGCGCTGTGGCCCAAGATCCTCGGCGCGAACGCCAACCTTGAGGCCGCGCTGCTGGGTCAGGCGGTCCCCTCGCATGTCGTGATGCATTCGCGGCGGTGGAACTGGTTGCAGTCCAACGTCGGCACGTCGTGGCCGTTCATGGCTCAGCCCGGGATCCCGACCCAGGCCGGTGGCGTGAACTATGGCGTCGGTTACGGCGCTGGGATCCGCGGCATGCTGCCCAACGGGTTGCAGGTGGTGGTGGACAACAACATCGCCACCAACCTTGGCGCTGGCACGAACCAGGACGAGATCTACGTGGTCGCGTCCGATGAGTGCCACCTGTGGGAAGACGCCAACGCTCCGATGTTCATCCGGGCGGAGCAGACCAAGGCCGAGTCCCTCGGCGTTGTTCTGGTGGTCTACGGCTACTTCGCCTACACGTTCGGTCGTTACACCAATGGCACATCGAAGGTGTCGGGCACCGGCCTCGTGGCGCCGACCTTCTAGACCGTCGGTGCTCCCCGGACTGACTGACCCCCGGTCCGGGGAGCACTCCGCCCCATCTCCCTGTTTCCCCGATGAAGGAGTCCGATGTCTGACCAGAACTACCTGGATGCGCTGCAAGAGGAGCGTCGTGGGTACGAGATTCGCGGCCTGTCTGACCGGCTGAAGCAGGTGGACGCTGAGATCGCTCGCGTGAAGCGAGCCATGGGCGTGGCTGACGTGACCGATTCGCCCGTGGGTGAGTCCGGTAAGCAGTCGCGGGTCACTCGCCGCAACAAGGTGGGCTGAGTCGTGGCGTCGTCGTATCCCGGTGGGATTGATTCGTTGACGAACCCGGCGCCGTCGGATTCGATGGCGGTGGTACTGCATTCGTCGCAGCACGCGGACGCGAATGACGCGATCGAGGCTATTGAGACGGAGTTGGGGACGAACCCGTCGGGGGCGTCGGCGTCGGTGAAGGACCGCTTGGACACGCTCGCGGTGGGTCCTGGGTCGGCGACGGATAACGCCCTGGTCCGGTTCGACGGCACCGACGGTAAGACGGTCCAGAACTCGGGGATCACGGTTGATGACTCCAACAACATCACGTCGAATCTGACGGTGAGTAAGGCGTCGGCGCGGTTCGAGGCCACGGGAAGCGGGACGACCTACGTGATCGCCACGTCCACGTCGGCGGCCGCGTACATGCTGGCGGACACTCCCGCTGGACAGACCAACGGACTGCGCTACCAGACGGGCGGCGTGCTGCGCTGGCTAGTGTCGAAGAACGCGACGGCCGAGTCCGGTTCCAACGCCGGGTCAGACTGGGCACTGGTCGCTTACGACGACGCTGGCGCGTCGCTGGGCACCCGACTCTCGGTCAACCGTTCCACCGGCAAGACCACCCTCGGCGCAGTCGGCGCGACCGCTGGCCTTGAACTGGGCGCGTCGGGTCCTCGCATCATGTCCGGCACCGGCAGTCCCGAGGGTGTGGTGTCGGCCCCGGTGGGGTCCACCTACATCGACACCGCCGCCACCACCGGTGCCATCAAGTGGGCCAAGGCCAGCGGGACGGGCAACACCGGGTGGGTCGTGGAGTACGGCGACACGGGCTGGCGTCTATGCGTCGTAGCGGACACGACGGTATTCACAAATGCCACATACAACTCCGCTAATCCCAACAGCTTTGTTTATGTGCGCCGAGCGGGGAGCCGGGTGGAGTGGAAGTTCTACGCCGGTTCCAGCCCGACATTCGCCACGAACTACGCCAACATCTTCACGATGCCAACCGGGTTCCGGCCACTCTCGTTCACGTCACCGGGAAACGGTACAACCGGCCCGTGGGTGACATTGTTCGACGGCTCAGGGGGCACGATCACCACGCGGACCCTCTACCAATCCTCCAGCACGGCCGGCGTCTGGGTCAGTGCCGGGACGTGGCAGAGCGGTGTTGCCTATATGGGAACCGCCACGTACTCAACTACCGACGCATGGCCTACATCTTTGCCAGGCTCAGCCGCCTAACCACCACCACCACCGAAAGGCGCCCCCCTCATGGCTCTGCCCACACTGACCCTCGACAAGACTGAGGCCGACAAGATCATCGCCGTATTCGGTGACGCTGACACGTACCTTGACTGGTTGGCTGGTGTGCTGCGTGACGAGTTGGAGCGTCGCGCCGTGCGCGCCGCTGACGAGGCCGCGAACGCTGCGAAACGTCAAGCCGTCGAGGTCGCTCTAGCGGACATCCCGACAGTGACGGCGAAGGTGGAAGCCTCGCGTGACGCCAAGGTCGTCGACGCGGGCGACGTCGAGGTCGTCAAGCCGCGATGACGATGACCCCGGCGGCCGTGGCCACCGCGACCATGACCCCGGCCACTGAGACCGGCCGCGTCGGGGCCTACGACTCCCACCACACGTACGACACGGCCTTGACCTACGACACCACCCACACCATGCCCACGGGGGCGGCGACGATGGAGGCAGCGTGACCTACGACCTGGGCGACGTCGTCAGCCTCGCAGTCGCGATCACCGACTCCACGGGAGCCGCAGCCAACGCCGGGGCAGTGGCCTGCACCATCACCCACCCCGACGGCACCACCAGCACACCCGCCGTATCCAACCCCGCCACCGGGTCCTACACGACCAGCATCACCCCCACCCAGGTCGGTCGTCACGGGGTGCGGTGGGTCGCCACCGGCGCCAACGCGTCCGCGTTCACCGACGCCTTCACCGTCCTCGACCCCGCCGAGATCCCGGTGGTGTCCCTCACGGAAGTGAAACGCCACCTCAACATCACGTCGACGACATCGGATGAGGAGCTGCGGGCGTTGATCGTGGTCGCCCAAGAAGCCGGGGAACGCTACACCGGCCGCGTGTTCGGGCGGCGCACCGTCACCGACACCTGCACTGGGGGCCGTAACGCGATCGCCCTGACGAGTCTGCCGGTGCTGTCGGTGACGTCGGTCAGCGAAGACGGGTCCGCGTTGACTGGCGACGACTACACCGCCGACCTGGCCGCGGGGGTGCTGTACCGCGCCGACGGCGGCACGTGGGACGCGTCCGAGCCGTTGACGGTGTCCGTGGTGTACGTCGCCGGGTACACCGCGCAACCCGCCCCCGACCGGCAAGGCGCGTTGGAGATGATCCGGCACCTGTGGGACACCCAACGCGGCAGCATGGCGATGCTCCCGCGTGGCGCGGACGACTACAACCCCGGCGCCGGGTACTCCATCCCACGCCGGGTCAGCGAACTGTGGGACCTCAACCGGATCGCGGGGTTCTGACATGCCCGCCAGCCGCTGGCCTCACGTCGTCGACGCCCTCCTCACCGCACTGGATGCCGACGCCGCGTTGACAGGGAAGGTGTACGACTCGGTCCCCGTCACCGCCGAAGCGATCACCGACGGAGTGTTCATCGGCGTCGTCCTCGACGACGACAACGGCGACGCCGGGAAGGTCACCCAAGATTGGCATGAACTCGGTGGCCTGCCGCCCCGTGACGAGACCGGCGCGATCCGCTGCACTGTCATGGCGCAACGCGGCGACACCGATCTGGCCACCGCCCGGACGTCCGCGTTTGACCACTTCGCCGCCGTCGAATCGGTGTGCCGCACCGACTACGACCTGGCCGTGGCCGACGTGCAATGGCTGCACGTCACCGCAGGACGGATCCGGCAGGGCCAAACCCCCCGCGGGTCGTACTGCGAGATCGAGTTCACCGTCACCTACCAAGCCCTGATCTGACCCCCCAACCCCCTGCAAGGAGCGAATCGAAGTGGCGAAATACAAGTGGCTCGGCGAAGAGCCGGCATCGGTGGATATCGGCGGCCGGCTGGTGCAGGTCGCACCCGGTGGTGTGGTCGAGTTCCCCGCCGACTGGCCCAACTACATCCAGACCGGTGAGCACGGCGAACCGCCGCTGTTCGACCCCATCGACCCCGTCAGCAAGAAGGCGGCCACCGCCAAGAGCGAGGAGAAGTAACTCATGGCTATCGGATCAGGACTGGGTAGCCAGGTCGGCTACTCCCGCGAATCCACCTACGGCACCTATGTCGCGCCGACGAAGTTCGCGCGCGTCAACTCCGCCACCGTGAACCGCACCTCGGAGCGGCCCAGTGGTGAGGGGATCGCCGCCAACGTCCCCGGAATGTACGGCGCCCACTACGTGGAAACCGTCAACGGTGCGACCGGGTCGTTCGCTCACGTGGTGACGAACAAGAACATGGGACTGCTGCTGGAGTCGCTGTGCGGTGGCACCAGCTCCTCAGCGATCGAGTCCGGCACCGCCTACAAGCAGACCCACACCCTGGACGTGTCCGGTGTGAAGAAGCCGCTGACAGTCCAGGTCGGGCTGCCGTACCGGTCCGGAACGGTGGCGTCCAAGACCGCCACCGGGGCCAAGATCACGTCCGCTGAGTTCACCTGCGACACCGGGGGACTGCTGCAGGCCACGTGGAACTGGGACGGCCAGAAGTACGACGAGGCCCAGTCCCTGGCGACGGCGTCCTACCTCGCCACCGTCCCCTTTACGGGACGTCAGGCGGCGGTGAAACTCGGCACGTTTGGTGCGGAGTCCGCCCAGACCGGTATCACCTCGACGTCGCTGTCGTGGTCCACTCCGTTGGACACCGACGACTACAACTTCGGAGGCGGCGGCCTCAAGACCGAACCGGTCCCCTCGGGGTTCGTGGAGATCACCGGCAGCATCACCGCTGACTGGACCACGGCCGTGGCCACCGGTCTGCATGACCGGATGGTGGGCAACACGTCCACGTCGCTGGTGTGGGAGTTCACTGGGGCGCTGATCACGGGCGCGATCTATGAGCGGATCATCTTCTCCGTCCCCGGGGTGTTCTTCACGGGTGACACTCAGAGCGTGTCCGGCCCGGACACCCTGTCGAACACGTACAACTTCGTGTGGAAGTACGACGGGACGAACCTGCCCAGCATCGTGGTGGGCACGACTGAGACCGCACTGTAAGTCCGTTCGCCGCTGGGGTCCGGCACCCCTGGGCGTTTGTGCGTTGCCCGACCCGCGCGGGGCTGTGACCTGGCGCGTGTGACTCTCCCCCGTTGCGTGAGGCATCCCCCCGCGCGCGCGGCGAACCGAGGCAACCAACGCCCAGGGGCTGCCACCCGGCGGCCCCACTCCCTGAGATGGAGGTCTCATGCCTGCTGGTTACGGTGGCGTCGATATTCAGATCACGGGCGTGGAATGGGCGCGGGCGGCGGCGGCGGTGAAGTCGCTGGATCGGGAGATCTTCCGGGACCTGTCCCGCGAGATCGGGCGCATCGCTAAACCCATGGTCGATGACATGCGGGAAGCGGTGCAGGCCACCAGTTCGTCAGCCAGCGGCGGGGGCAGCATCTCGTCGTCGACCGCGACTCGCGCGGCGTTCACTCTCTCCAGGTCGCGGGGCGCGTTGACGGTGCGGAAGTTCACCGGGATCGTGGGCCGCTCCGGCCTGCGTGCAGCTGTGGCCCGCAGTGTGCAGGTGCAGCGCCGCACCAGCGGATCCAGCGCGGGTGTGCGGATCAAAGCCAACACCGGGTCCATGCCAGGTGATCAACGCAAACTGCCCGCCCACATGGATGAAGGGTCGTGGCGGCACCCGGTCCTCGGTAACCGGTCGGCGTGGGTCACCCAGACGGTGTCCCCGTCGGGATGGTTCACCGACACCGCCGCCGCATCCGGGGGCAAGGTCCGCGGGGAAATCATGGAAGTCACTGCCGCCGCCGTCGCGGAAGTGGCACGCAAACTCGACGCCGCCGGATAACCCGGCCGTCGCAGCAAGTAGATCAACAACCGCAGGGGAGAACTGCCGTGGCACGCAACATGCCGATCATGGAAGTGACGATGGACCCGGACACTGACCCGCCCGTGGTTGTCGTCCTCGACCTCGACACGATGAAGATGGACGAAGCCGAGGAATGCGAGAAGCTGACCGGCTGGACTCGGCAGCAGTGGCTTGAAGCCCTGTTCGAGGACCGGGTGAGGGCGGTGAAGTTCTTCATCTACCTCGCCCGCAAGCGCGCCGGCGACCCCGTGGAGTGGGACGACATCGACTTCGACCTCGGCCGCACCGAATGGAAGGCCCTGGACGACCCTGACGCGCCCGCTGACGCTCCCGCCGCGCTTGGTGTGGGTGATGACGAGGCGGGGGTCCCTACTGGGCCAGAAGCGGAGCAGGAGCCGCTTCTGGACGACCCAGCCTGACCAAGGAACTCCAAGGCTGGGAACCCATGTTCCGGCACTGGTTCGGGATCGGGTACGAGCAGTACCGCACGTGGGAGTGGGAACGCTTCGAACTGCATAAGGACTACGTGCGCAAGGTGTCCGCGCTCGCGGCAAACAAGACTGGAGGTGGTGACGGGTGAGCAGTGCTGACCTGACGTTTGACATCACCGCCCGCGACAACGCTTCCGCGGCTGTCGGTAAGGTCGCGGCCGCGTTGCAGCGCATGGACCGTACCGCCAAGACCGCCGACAACACTCACCGCTCACTGGGCACCACCACCGGCCGCGTCGCCTCGGGGTTGCGGACCATGGTCGGGGTCCTCGGTGGTGTGGCGACCGGGTACGCGGCGATCAAGATCGCCCAGTTCGGCAAAGACTCCATCCGCGCCGCCTCCGACCTGCAAGAAGCCACCAGCGCCACTGGCGTCATGTTTGGCAAGCAGAAGCAGGCCATCGTGGAGTGGGCCGACACCGCCGCGCAAGCGTTCGGCCAGTCCCGCACCCAAGCCCTACAGTCAGCGACGTACTTCGGGACCCTCGGCAAAGCGGCCGGCTTGACCGGTCGTGAGGTGTCCGGGTTCTCCAAGCAGATGGTCACCCTCGGGTCGGACCTGGCGTCGTTCTTCAACACCAGCCCGGCTGAAGCGATGGAAGCCCTCGGCGCAGGGCTGCGGGGCGAGTCGGAACCGCTGCGCCGCTACGGTGTCCTCCTCGACGACGCGACCTTGAAGGCCCGCGCGTTGAAGATGGGCATCTACTCCGGCACCGGCACCCTCACCCAACAGCAGCGGGTGTTGGCCGCGCACGCGGAGATCCTGAACCAGACCAACAAGGCGCAAGGCGACTTCGCCCGCACTCAGCAGGGGTGGGCCAACCAGACGCGCGTGTTCTCCGCGCAGTTGGAGAACCTGAAAGCCACCGCCGGTAAGGCGCTGCTGCCGATCGCCACGGACTACATTCAGCGAATCAACCGGGCGATGCCGGAGATGGAGAAGTCCATCAACCGGGTCGCGCCCGACATCGGCCGGTCGCTGGTGGGGATCGCGGACTCGGTCGCGGATAACTGGCCTGAGATCAAGGAGATGTTTGGGTCCGTTGCTGACGCCGCCAAGCGCGTCGGTGGGGTCCTGAAGACGGTGTGGGATGGGTTCCGGTCCCTGCCGCCGGGGATCCAGGACGCGGCGCTGCAGTTGGGTGCCATCGCTGCGGCGATGAAGATCATCTCTAAGACGGGGATCGGGTCGGCGCTGTCGGGCGGGTTCTCGCTGGGCAAATCGGTGCTCGGTGGCGGTGGGGTGTCCTCAACCAAGGCGATGACGATCAACGCGGGCGTGGTCAACGTCAACGGCAAGGTTGTCGGCGGTCCTGGTGGCGGGGGACCGGGTGGGGCTGCGGGCGGTAAGCCCGCGTGGGGGCTGCCGTTGGCGGCGGGGTTCAGCGCGGCACTGTCCACCGCGGTGGTGTCTGCCATCGGTGTCGCGATCCCCACGCTGGTCGCATCCATCGGCAACAGCCTGCAACGCAACTTCCCGGGACTGAACAACACACCCAGCGGCCGACCCCCGATCACGGGCGGCACACCCGACGGGCCCGGCGGCAACTACGACAACCCCGTGCCGGGCCGGTTCGGGCGTCTCACCCCTTCCGACACGCGGCAGACGGAGCAGCACGCGGCCGCTCTGCGCGACGTCGCAACGGCAGCGGGTTTGGGCACGTCACGCACGCGGATGCTGGCTGTTGCGGTCGGTTCGTATCGCAACTCTGCGAGTCAGGCGGCGCGGGCGGCGAAGTCCAGCGAAGCGGGCATCCAAGGCAACTCCCGCGCGGCGCAACGCAACAAGTCCGCACTGTCGGAGCAGGCAGTCGCGGCTCGCGGTGTGCTGTCCAGCATGCGCAACATGGGCGCCACCACGCGAGCGGTGACCCGCACTCAAGCGCAGTTGGGTCGGGAGTTCGTCAAGACCGCCCGCGACATGGGGGTGCCCAAACAGCAGGCCCGTGACCTTGCCCGGTCCTTCGGGCTGATCCCGAAACGTAAGTCCACGAAGGTGGATGCGCCTGGGGCGAAGGATGCGCGTCGGGATGTGGACAACCACACCCGGTCCGCGAACCGGATCCCGGGACGCAAAGGCACTCGGGTGGACGCTCCGGGGGCGAAGGATTCCCGGCGCGACATTGACGCGGTCACTTCAGCGGCAGCGAAGGTGCCGCGCACCACGACCGCGAACGTGGACGCGAACACCAGTAGCGCGATCAGCGGCATCGGCGGCGTCGCCAACGCACTCGCCGACATCGACGGCAGCGAAGCCAACACCTACATCAACGTGATCAAGCGCAACATCGGCGGGTCGGTGAACGTCGGCGGCAACGCTGAGGGTGGTCACATTCGCGGGCCGGGGACCTCGACGTCGGACTCGATCCTGGCGGCACTGTCCGATGGGGAGTTCGTCACCAGGACGTGGGCGGTGAACCGCATCGGCTTGGACCGGATGGAATGGATCAACCGCACCGGCACCCTGCCCACGTTCAACAAGGGCGGGCAAGCCAAGAAGAGCAAGACCGCTACCTCGACGCGGGCGGCGAAGGCCACCGCCAGCGCCACCACGTGGAGCCCCGAGGAAACTCAGGAGATCAACGAAGCGGTCAGCAAGGCCGTGGCCGCGCACCTCGCCGAAACGAAGTCCCGGCAACGCAAGCCGTCGGAGCGGTACGCGAAAGGTGACTCCGACAAGACCCGGGCCGCCAAAGACCGCGCCTACGAGAAGCGCATCGCCGCCAAAGACGCCCGGCAAGAGACCGCCAGCGTGGAACGTCAGGCCCGCCAAGCCGTCGAAACCCGCATCCGCACCCGCCGCGCCAACGAAGCGCAACGGATCCAAGACCAGCAGCAAAAGTACTTCGCGGAGTTGGAACGCCAACAGCAAGTCAAAGCCGACGCTGACGCCGCTGCCGCGCAATACCGCGAGTCGGCGCTGTCGGAATACCAGCAGTTCCGCGACCAGGCCATGGCCGGTATCGGGTCCGGGTTGAGTTCCGCGAAGTCGTTCGCGTCGACGACCGGTTTCGACCTCAACGCCGCCGCGCAAGCCGAAGAGGAACTACGCCTCGCCCGGGGCGCGGTGAACACCGCCAACACTCCCGCCGAACGCGCCCAAGCACTCGCGGCTGTCGCTGACGCGCAAGCCAAAGCCAACGCCGCCGCCGTCACCCCCGCCAACGTCGTGGCGAACTTCCGCAACAAGATCGCCAAGGTCCGCGAGTTCAAAGACGCCCTCATCGGGCTGCGGGACCGGGGCTTGAACCCGACGACGCTGTCGGAGATCGCTCAGATGGACCCCGAGTCCGGCCTGACCCTGGCCAAAGCGATCTCAGGATCCAACCTCGCCGAGATCAACGGTCTCCAGTCGCAGCTGCTGACGGTGGGTGCGGAGTACGGCGCGATCGCGCACAACGCGAACATGGGCGCTGACCGTGACGCGACAGCGGTCATGGACTCCGTCATCGCACGCGGCGGCATCGCGACCACCACCAACGTCACCAGTCAACTGTTCCTCGACGGCCGCCAGATCTACGAGTCCCTCAAGACCGTGGAACGTCAAATGGGCGGGCCCCTGTGGCGGAACTGACATGAGTGGCCGGATCGGGTTGCCGACGCTTCGGGTGGAGATCGCGTGGGGCGGCACCCCCGTCGCACTCAAGACCGCCACCGGCCGCGCCGCGTTGACGTGGACCGACGCCACCGCGTGGCTACGGGTCCGCGACGGCATCACCTTCGGCCATGGCCGCACCTCAGAAGCCGACACCGTCACCGCCGGGACCGCGTCGTTCGTGTTCAACACCACCAACGCCGCCGGAACGTCGTTCACCGGCGGCAACACCCGCAAACTGCGGACCCCGATCCGGGTCCGCTGGTACGGCGCGCCCCTGACCTACGACACCGACCTCGACTACGACGACCCCGACTACGTCTACGACGACGACACTCCCACCAGCCCCGTCACGTTGTGGCTGGGCACCGTCACCGACTGGGGCGGCGGATGGACCAACGGCGTACGCCCCTACACCCGCGTCACCGCCGTCGACCTCGTGTCCCGCTTCAACATCCAGACGCTGCGGCAACTGCCGTTGCAGACCCTGCTCGGGCAAGCCGACGCCCACGCCACCGCCTGGATCTACCCACTGGACGAAGAGGCCGGCGGCGGTACGGCCAGCAACGCGCTGGCCACCAACCCCGACACCGGGCGGCTATCGAAAGTGGTCACCGGCACCGGCGGTGAAATGGAGTTCGGCGGCTACGCCCCCGGAGCGCTGTCCACCGACGCTGAAGCCCCAGCCGCCACGTTCACGCCAGTGGACGCATCGAACTACGTACGGCTGGCGGGCACCGTCACCGGGGTCCCCGCAACGTCGGGGGGTGACTTCGGGGTGTCCCTGTTCGTGTTGCCGTCATCGATCGCGGCCGCCGGGACAGCGCTGACACTGACGGACAACGCCGCCACCATCCTCAACATCGGCATCGACGCCACCGGCAAACCCACCGTCACCCTCAACGGGTGGACTGACGGCGGGACCGGCGCTGCACCCGTGTCGGCGACCGCCACCGCAGGTTCAGCGATCACCGCCGCGAACTGGCACCACCTCGCCGTCACCATCGACCAGGCACGCGGCTCCGGGTCCGCCGACGTCCGCGTCACCCTGTATGTGAACGGCGTCAGCGCAGCGACCGCGGACGTGGCATGGGCCGGGGGCAGCGCCGCGCGCCTGTCGGTGCCACGGTTGACGTCGCTGCGGTTGGGGGCGGTGTGGAACGGCAACCTCGCCAACGTCGCCGCCCACAACAGCCTCACCTTCCTGCCGACGCTGTCCACGTCGGGGCTGCTGGGGACGGCTGCTGATGGGTGTGATGGGTACGACGACGAACTGTCTCACCTGCGTTTTGAGCGGGTCATGTGGGCCGCGGGGTGGCAAGACGTCGCCGTCACCGACGACGGGTTCACCTCAATGTCGGCGATGCCGATCCGTGGCGACTCTGTGGCGGCAGCGGTCAGCAAGATCGCCGACACCGAAACCGCGCCCTGGTTCATCGACGGGCAAGGACGCCCCACATTCCTCGGTCGGGGAGCCCGCTACAACACGGCGCCCGCGTTCGAGATACCGGCCACGATCATCAACCCCGGCACCCAGTTCACACTGTCCGACGTCGGCATGGTGAACAAGATGACCGCCACCCGCCCCGGCGGCACCCAAGCGATCCGCGTCAACCAGGCCAGCATCGACGACTACGACGAATACCCCGACGAACGCACCCTGTACGTGCGCTCCGACACCGACCTTGAGGACCTCGCTCAGGCGACGGTGAACCTCAAAGGGGATCCGGGGATCCGCTCGGACGCGATCGAAATCGACCTGCACGTGTCCGCGGCGTCGATCAGTGACGTGACGTCGGCGGTGACCGCTGACGTGGGAACGATGATGCGCGTCACCGACGTCCCCACCGTGCATGGCACCACCGCCACCATCGACTACTTCGTCGAAGGCGTCGCCGACAACGTCACCACCACGGGATGGGTGCGCACGTTCAACGTGTCCCCGATCGGGTTGTCGCAGGTGTGGCAGCTCGACGACGCCGCGCTCAGTGTTCTCGACTCAACCACTCGATTGGGGTTCTGATGGCTTGGACCACGCCACGCACCTGGGCGGCCGCTGAGGTGGTGACCGCCAGCCTCATGAACGTCCACGTCCGCGACAACCTGAAAGCGTTGACGGAGTGGACGTCATACACGCCGACGTGGACCGCGACCGGCGGCACACCCACCATCGGTAACGGGACGCTGACGGGGGACTACATCAAGACGGGGCAGATCTGCCACGTCCGAGTGACGCTCACGTTCGGGTCCACGACGAGCGTGTCGGGCACGACCGTCTGGCAGTTCTCGTTGCCGTTCACCGCAGTCGGGCCAGTGGCGGGCTCGTTCACCTTCTACGACGCTTCGGCGGCGATGCAGTCCGGGCAGACTCTGCGTGACTCGGGTGGGAACACGATCCTGGCGCAGACCGGGGCATCTGCCTATATCGGTGCCACCTCGCCGGTGACCTGGGCGACGGGTGACTACGGGCTGCTGACGGCAACCTATCGGGTGGCGGCGTGATGCCTGAGCAGTCGTTCACCAGCCTCGCGGGGGACTGGATCGCGCTACTGACGGGCGCGTTCGCGTTGGCGGCGATCGTGTGGGGCGCAGTCATGCGCGCCACCAAACCACTACGCGACCGGCTCGACGAGATCCACACCATCGCCGAAGGACTCGCAGCCGAGAGGGAACGCGTGGACGACCTCAACGACCGAGTCGCCGGACTCGAACGCCAACTCGGCGGCATCGAACGCCAACTCCGAGAGACCTATCAACTGATCCTGACCCTGATCCCCCTGATCGACCCGCGCCGACTGCGACGCGACCACCACGTACCCCTCGATGAGGTCGGCGACGATGAGCACCGCCCCGGCTGACTGCATCCACTGCGCTGCCGCCGCGGAGTGTGGCCGGGTGTGTGACCGCTGCCCCTGCCTGCACTGCGTCACCCGCCGCGATTCTCCCGACACCGACGCGTGGTGCCTGCCGTGCGTGCGGTGGATCGGGCGGCTCGGGACCAACATCCGCGGCACCGTCGCGCAGCTAGCCCGCGACCGCGGCACCACCCTCGCCCAAGCCCGAGCCGACCTACTGACCGCCTACCACCGACAACACCACGGAGGCACCGAATGACTGACTGGCTGCAACGAGTCCGCGACCTCGAACCCGCCCGCGTCCGCGCCGTCTGGACCGCCGTCGTCGCCCTACTCCTCGCCGTCGGTGTCACCGTCAACGCCGACGTCGACGGTGCGGTGCAGGCCCTCATCGTCGCCGTATTCACCCTGCTACCGCTGCTGCAGGGCGAGGCCACCCGCCGCAAGGTCACCCCCGTCGCGAAGTTGGCCGCGGAGGAAGCCGCCCGGGAGTGGCTCGCCGAACCCATCCCCGACGACACCGACATGCGCGACATCGGCGGCGAATGATGCCCCGCCACCTACGCCCCAACGCCGACCGACTCCCGTGGGCGGAACAGGTCCGCTACTGGGGTTCCGAACCCATGGCCGGCGGCGTCGAGCGACGCGCGATCACGATGCACGGCGAAGGCGTCGAACGCCGCTGCAACAAGAACCACGGATGGCTCCTCGACTACGTGAACAAAGCCGGGGTCCCATACAGCCTCGGATGGTGCGGCAAGTGTGGCTACTGGGGGCAGATGATCGGAATGCGCCGAGCCGCCCGCTCCCTGAAAGGCGGCGCGATCGTCCCCAACGGCGCGTCGGCGAACAAGGCCGGGCAGCGCAATATCCAGATCGTGCTCCTGGGGGAGAACGACACCGCCGACTTCACCCACGGCCCCATGCGCAACGCCTGGATCCTCGCCGAAATCATGCACGCCCACCGCATCCCGTGGCGGGCCCGCAAAGAGTGGGGCAGCAAAGCGTCCCGAGGCCGTGCGGCGTGGCTGGCGTCCGGGGTCCACGGACACATGCACTCACCAGCACCCGCAGAAGACCACCGCGACCCGCAGAACCTCGACATCGAGCGGCTCCTGCGGGAAGCGCGCCGCCAGTGGAAGGCCCGCGCATGACCGCCCGCAAGTACCGCGTCGTGGCCACGACCCGCTTCGGTGGTCGGCGCCTCGTCTACCACCTCGGCGACGGCGCCTACTCGTGGCGGCGCGGCAAGACCGGCAAGGTCTGGATGACCGCGCAGCAGGCTGAGGCCGCGAAGAAGTGGGTGACGCGCAGGCTGGGTAAGAACGTGCGGATGGTCGGCCCCGGCCAGTACCCGTTCCTGGAGTTGGCGGCCGGTGCCCGGTGGCCGACGAACAAGCGGCTCCTACGCGCCCTCAACAAGGTCGGGCAGGTCCTGCGGCGTTCGATCCGCATCATCTCCGGGCTGCGCACTCCGCATGAGGCGTGGGTGCTGCGGATGCGGTATCTCGCCGGACGCGGGAACCTCGCAGCTCGCTGCTGCTCCCGCTACGACCGCACCCCCCACTCCTGGGCGCAGTGCGGCAAAGACCCGTGGTCCAACCACGCCGACGGCAACGCTGCCGACTGCGGCGTCATCGGACGCACCGGCGGGTACACGTCGCTCGCCTCGAATCGGAAAGCCCGCCGCGAGTTCGAACGGCTCGGCGGCCACTTCCCCGTGGTCAGCCCGTGGGAGCCTTGGCACGCCGAAATGCGCTAGCGATGGATTCCCGTCACTCGCCCATGCGTGAACTCCAGGAGCAAGGATGGTCGGTTGCCGTAAGTCTCGAAACTACGCACCACGTAACCGCCAGTTGACTTCGTGACCAGTCGGCCTCTCGATCCGATGATCCGCGCCACCTCGGGCAACGTCATCCCCAACCGCATCGCGCGGGACTCGGCCGGAGACGCAGTCGGGTAGTTGCGCGGTCGAACCGTGAACCGGAATCGACGGTCAACCTGAGCCACGGGCGACTGTCGGGCGAGTTGCAGCGACCACCACCCCAAGCCCCAGGATTCGTTTCCGGGGGCCGCGACCCATGCGTCATCCGAGAGGTACTCGCGCTGGGCGTACGTCAGGGGAGCGCCATACTTCACCACACTGCCCAGGACCTCGTCGGCGCACGAGACCGTGCCACTGATCGTCCGCTCTCGATGGGGCAGGATCGCGTAGTCAGGGTCGACGTACGGGACCCAATCGGTCGTCCCTGAGACGACGAACTCGCATCCGGATGTCCGCCATGAAGAGGCTGCCTTGGTGTCAGGCAAGTGGACAGTGAGACGCCCACGCCACCGGCCGGTCTTCAACTGCACCGACTGGTGAGGCTTCATCATCTCCACGGTCTTGCCTTGGCGCAGCGTGACCCGCGCAGGCCACCCCTCGACGCTCTTGTTCACCCAGACCGTCGTCAGATACTTCGAGCTGAAGGCATCGCCCCCGCCTACCCGAACCGCTATGCCGTCATCTCCCGCTCCTGCCGGTGCCGCCACCGTTGTGGCTGCCACTATCACCCCTGCCGCGATCGCGGCCACTCCGATCCGCATTCTTGGATCACTCTCCCCTCACCACCACGGTAAGCCCAGCACAGCCCTGATCGCCTCGTAGCCCGCCATAGGGCTGACGACCGGTGCATACTGGCAGCGATGGACACCCTGTGGAGTGCGGACCCCAGCGCTATCGACCGGAGCCAACGCTTCGGCAGGGTCTCTCAGAGTGTCATGGACGCGATCTACTCTGAACTTCAGCGGACCCTCCGGGGGGCATGACGGCACCTGGCCGCACCCAGCATGTAACGCCCTCGTGCCCCACGCTGGCCGCTTCACGCCCCCCGCTGCCGTGGGAAAGCGTGCGCGATACTCGCCGCGTACACGGCATCACGCAGCCGCGACTTCTCCACACCCACATACCGCTCCGTCGTCGCCGTGGACTCATGCCCCAGCAGCTCCTGCACCTCCCGCAGGTTGTGGCCGTTCGTGTCGTAGCAGACGGTCGCGAACGTGTGCCGCAACCGGTGCGGGTTCACGTTCAAGGCGCGGCGGATACGCGCGTACACCGACTGCGGGGCGATATGCCCCTCGACGGGACCGGGGAACAGAAAGCCCGGGTAGTGCTCGGCGCGGGCAGCCAACGAGTCCACCAGCACCGGCGTCAACGGCACGACACGCTCCTTCTCGCCTTTGCCGTGGACCAGGAGCAAGTCATCGGGGAGCAGGTCGCGGGCGTGGACCTGGGCGATCTCAGCGCGCCGCAGCCCGGCCTCGCGCGCGAGCAGGATCATCAGCGCCGTAGTGGGCGTGGTTCGGGTCAGCGCGGACAGGATGCGCGGGTCATCGACGTTTCGGTAGCGGCGTCGCACAGGGATGTGCGCGACGGGGATGGAGTCGGGGTCCGGCAGGGTCTCGCTGATGTTGATGGACGCCCACCGCAGCCATGAGCGCACTGATCCGGCGGCGGTCGCGCGGGTCTGGGGCGACCAGTCGCGGTGCCCGGCGAGCCACCGGATCACAGCGGTCGAGGTCACGGGACTACCGGCGAGTGTGTGCGCGAGTTGCCGTAGGTACGTAAGGCGCAGCGTGATGGTCGATGGTGACCGCCCCGCCGCGTACTCGTGTGCCTCGTAGTCGGGCAGGGTGTCGATGATGGTGTGCAGCATGGTTGGCTTCCTCCCGTTGGGTGTGGGAGCGTCCATCGGGTGATGTTCGTTGCGGCTTGAGGGCGTTTGATGCCGTATGGGGCGGTATGGCACCAATTGAACCCGGACTGCAACGTTTCATATTCACCAGTAACAAACGCACCTGCGTCAGTAGCGCTAGCCGGTCCAGTGCCCCGCTGGGCGTTCTCGACGAGTTCTTCACCACCTGGCATCGCGCGGATCGCGGCACCGGCCGATGACGTCGGTGGCAGGAGGTCCGCCGCTGAGACGCCGAGAGCGTTCGCCGCGTTCATCAGATCCTCGACCGACCACGTCACCTTCCCGTGCAATTTCCGGTTCAGGGTGGCGGGGCTGATGCCCATCTGCTTCCTCAGCTTGTCGCTGGCAATCTTGTTGCGCCACTGGATGATGTGGACCTGCTCGCCCACGTACTGATCAATCGTCATAGGGCCATATTTGCACGACACGCACAATATGGGAAGTGTTGACGCACCCGTACGGGTGGCATATGTTGCACGACATGCAACGACCGATCACATCTGATACCCCCACGGACTGGATCACCGCCCACGAGGTCGCCGCCATGTACGGCGTACACCGCAACACGGTACGCGAGTGGGCCGTATCCGGTCTCATCCCCAGCCACCCGCTCCCCTCCGGTCGCCGCCGCTTCCGCCGTGGCGAGATCGAAGCGCTCATCGCTAGCCGCGAGACAAGCGCATGAACGCGCCCAGCCTTAGCGCGCAGATAGGCCCCACCGTCCGTGCGGAACTCGCTCGCCGTGGACTGACGCAGTCCGACCTCAGCAAGCAACTGGGCATCAGCGGCGCCGGAGTCAGTAACCGGATGACCGGTATCACCGCATGGGACATCAACGAACTCGACACCGTCGCCCGTTACCTCGACCTCCCCCTGACGGCCCTGCTGCCCACCGAGGCGTCAGCATGAGCGAGTTCTTGGGAGAGATCCATCCCCTGGCCGCTCGGTGGCCGATGATGCCCGACGACGAGCTGGCCGCGCTTGCGGAGTCCATCGCCGCCGATGGCCTGTCCCATCCCCTGGTCCTCGATGACCAGGGGCGACTGGTTGATGGCCGTAACCGGTTGGAGGCGTGCCGGATCGCTGGCGTGTCGCCGAAGTACCTCACTCCGCGTGGACTCGACACCGAGGAAGCGGTGCGGTCCTACATCGGCAGGGTGAACGCGCAGCGGCGCAACGTCAGCACGGGGCAGAAGGCGATGGCCGTCGCCGATGACTTGGCGGCGCAGGGGAAGCGGAAGAACGGCCGCTGGGCGCGCGGAACAGTCCATAATCCCGACTCCGGGATTAGCGCGGACAAGACCTGGCGCAACCTACTCAACCTGGCCGGGCTGGTGATCGATTGGCGTCCGGATCTCACCGATGACGTGATCGCCGGGACCGTGACGTTGAACGCGGCGGCGGAGCAGGCGGAAGCGGCTCGGGATGTGCAGGCGCGGGCGGAGGCTGAGGAGCGCCGCCAGGCCGCCCTGTTGGCGGACTTGCAGGAGCACCGCCCCGACCTGGCTGCGCTGGTGGACGCCGGTGACCTGCCGCTCGAGGACGCGTTGACGATCCGCGACAAGGAAACCGAAGCGGAACGCAAAGCCGACGCCGACCGCCGCGAGGCGATCCGTAAGACCAACGTCGACTTCGCGTGCGCGGTCGTGACGTTGGAACACATCGGCACCCACCTCGACGCCGCCGCTTTCGCGGCCACCTTCGAATCCCCGTTACACACCTTCACCGCCGACCAGCTGCGCGCCGCGGCGGGGCACCTGATCGGCATCGCCGACGAATGGGAGAACCAGTGAAAGACGACACCGTCGTAACCCGCGACATGATCGAACTGGCTGAGCAGATGCTCAGTGAAGCCACTGAACCGCACCTCCTCACTGAGGACAACCTGAGCGATATTCAGGAGGAGTTCGCTCGGATCGCTGGGGGGAAGTTCCGCGACGGTCGCATCGTCATGGAAGTCGAACGGCTCGTGGTGGACGTGCTGTGGCAGCGGGTGAACGCCCGGGCGGGTCGGCGCACTCAGACGTTGATCACTGACTTGGTGGCGGGTCAGTTGGCGTTGAGTGGGATTGACCGGGATCTGGATTTGGTGATCACGATCGGCCGGTTGCGGCGTACGACGTTGCGGCATTTGAACCGGTCGGATGTGACGCGGCTGATTGAGGTGCGCGCGGAGAACGTGGCGAAGGCGTCGGCGGCGTATGAGTCGATGAGGTTGGCGTGCGCGTCGCTGGATCGGTTGCTGTCGCGTCATGGGACGGTCTCGGACGCGTTGGCCGCTGGGGCGTTGAGCCTGGTCGATGACACCCCGGCGGCGGGGGAGGCGTCCGCATGACTGCCTCATACCTGCAACTCACGGTCGCCGTGTGGGGGTTCCTCGCCGCTACCGCGCTCGGCATCGTCATCCACTCGGTCGGCAACCGGCGTCGTGCGGCCGCGTTTGACCGGCACACGATCGATGCGCTCGCACTGTTCGCGGACTGCTGGCCCGAACGTGAACACGACGACACGGTGACGCGCTGCGGGTCGTGTCACGTCTTGTGGACGCCGACGCGGGTGTGCGGGGGTTCCCAGTGAGCGCCGACTTGTTCCCGGTGTTGCCGGTGGATTGGGATGACGAGGGCAGCCGCTACTACGCGGTCCATGCGGGTACGGGTTGCTGGATTTGGACGGATCCTCGGGTGCGGGGGTTGTCGTGGCGGTCGGCGCGGACGTTGATCGCGACGCAACGGGGGATTGTGGATGTGTCTGATTGCGCGATCACGCCGCAGTGTGTGCATCCGTTCCATTCGCGGCACACCCGGCTGCCTGCTGGGGGGTCGGCATGACGTGGCTCATTGGCGTGTGGTGTCTGACGGCTGCCGGTGTCATCGGCTGGTTGTTGTGGCGGCTGCATAGGGCTGGCCAGGCGTCCCTGGATCGGCATATTGAGACGGCGTTGGCGATGGCTCGTGACCGGCATCCCGCCACCCGCGCCGAACGCATCGGCCGCGTCGTCGTCCCCGGCCGAGTGTGCGCCACCTGCACCGCGCCCGTCGTCGGCCCCATGATCGAACACATCTGCGGAGGCCCGCGATGACAACCCCGACGACTTGGGCGTCGTGCCTGTGGTGCCCCTTCACCTACGACGACACCCAACCCACACGACTACGCGACCACCTCGACTCCCACATCCGCGCGCTCCGCAACGAACTCCAGGTCGCCGCCACCCGCCACCGCGAGACGACCGAACAACTCCGCACCGCCGGCGAAGCCCTGGTGGGCGCGGGCCGTGAACTGCTGGACGGCGCGTCATGAACCGCAGCAAAGCCAAAGGCACGGCTGTGGAGTCAGCCGTGGTCAAGGAGTTCATCGCGAACGGGATCCACGCCACCCGCCCCGCGCTACGCGGCGCTGGCGACGTCGGAGACGTGCACGTCGCGTATGGCCGTGCGGTGATCGAGTGCAAGGGCGGGGAGGCAGCTCACCGCGCGTCGTGGAACCTGCTGGCCGCGTGGTGGCAGGAGACAGAGTCCGAGGCCTTCCGCGTCGGCGAATGCGACATCGCCGTCCTCGTCGTGAAACGCAAGGGCTCGGGGAAGGCTCGGGATTGGCGGGCGTTCGTCCGCATCGACGAATACCTGTGGGTCACGAAAGCCATGGAGGTGTACGCGCCGCGGGTGGTGGAGATGCCGCTCGGTGGTCTGATCGCGGACCTGGCAGCAGCGGGCTGGGCGGGGGACGCATGAGTACGGGGATCACAGACTGGGCGGCGGCGGGTACGTCTTCGCGTGGTGACGGGGCGATGGTCGCCCAGCCGCCGCCGCCCAACTACGCCGACTTCCTCGCCAGCAAGGACCGAACATTCCACGGCGACGGCATCACGCTCACCGCTGACGACGTGTCTACGGACCTGTTCGCGTTCCAACGGGAGATCGTGGCGTGGGCCGCCCGCAAGGGACGCGCCGCAGTGTGGGCGGACACAGGACTAGGCAAGACCCGCATGCAAGTGGCGTGGGCTGACCACATGACCCGCGCAGGCGGTCGGGCGTTGATCCTCGCGCCGCTGGCGGTCGCTCAACAGACCGTCGCGGAAGCGGCCCGCATCGGCGTCACCGTGGAGTACGTCCACGACGCCGCCGAGTCGCGGGCGTCCAATAGCCGAATCGTCATCAGCAACTACGACCGGCTCGAACGCTTCAACGCGGGCGACTACACGGCCGTCGTGTTGGACGAGTCCAGCATCCTCAAGGCGTTCAGCGGCACAACGAAACGGGCCCTGGTGTCGATGTTCGCGGCCACCCCGTACCGGTTGTCGTGCTCAGCGACACCCGCGCCGAACGATCTACAGGAGTTGTGTAACCACGCTGACTTCCTGGGTGTCATGTCGCCGCAGGAGATGCGGTCAACGTTCTTCATCGCTGACTCACGTGGCGAGTTCATGCGCTACCGGCTCAAGGGTCACGCGGAGTCCGCGTTCTACGGCTGGCTGGCGTCGTGGGCGGTGGCGTGCCGCAAACCCTCGGACCTCGGGTTCAGTGACGACGGCTACGACCTGCCCCCGCTGAGCATCGACCCGCACTTCGTGTCCACGGGATGGGCGCCAGACGGGCAACTGTTCGCCGCTGACCTGAAGGGCATCACCGAGCGGGCGGCCGTGCGCCGCGACACCCTCGATAAGCGAGTGGCGGCGGCGGTGGACTTGGTGCGGTCGCAGCCGGACGAGCAGTGGCTGATCTGGTGTGGCCTGAACAGTGAGGCCGATGCGGTGGCGGCCGCGCTACCGGGCGCGGTTCAGGTCACCGGTTCCGATGACGCCGACTACAAGGCGACGATGCTGGCCCGTTTCGCTGACGGCGGCATCCAGTACTTGGTCACCAAGCCGTCGATCGCGGGCATGGGGCTGAACTTCCAGTCCTGCGCCCGCATGGTCTTCGTCGGACTGTCGGACTCCTACGAGCAGTACTACCAGTCCATCCGCCGCTGCTACCGGTTCGGGCAAACCCGGCCGGTGGACGTTCACATCGTCCTCGCTGACGTCGAGGAACCGATCTACCGCAACGTGCTCGACAAGGAGGCCACGGCGAAGGCCACGAGCGCGGGCCTGATTAGCGCGGTCGCCGAGATCAACCGGGCGGACCTGTTTGCCGGGACTTCCAAGCAAGACGACTACGAGCCGCGTCAGGTGGCTCAGATACCGGAGTGGCTATGTCCAACGCAGTAATGGATCAGGCGCATGGGGACGGGTGGGCGCTGTACAACGGCGACAGCGCGGAAGTGCTGCCGACGTTGCCTGACCGGTCGGTGGACTTCTCCGTCTTCTCGCCGCCGTTCAGTTCGACGTACACCTACTCGCCGTCACTGCGCGATCTCGGCAACGTCGGGTCAGACGAGGAGTTCTGGGATCAGTTCGGGTACATCACTCGCGAGCTGCTGCGGGTGATGAAGCCGGGGCGGCTGGTGGCCATGCACGTGGCGAACCTGCCGACGTACGAGAACACGCACGGCGCGAGTGGCCGCTCGGACTTCCGGGGCGACACGATCCGCCACTTCCAAGACGCCGGGTTCGTCTACCACTCCGAAATCTGCATCGACAAGAACCCTCAAGCGCAAGCGATCCGCACTCACTCCAAAGGGCTGCTGTTCGTACAACTGAATCGGGATGCTGCGGCGATGTGGCAGGCATGGGCGGACTACATCGTCGTCATGCGGACACCGGGCAAGAATGCCGAGCCCGTGCAGACCGACCTCACTCAAGAGGAGTGGATCGAGTACGCGCGTCCCGTGTGGCACGGAATCCGCGAGACCGACGTACTGGGAGTCGCTGACGCCCGCGAGAACGACGACGAACGCCACCTATGCCCGCTGCAACTGCCAGTGATCGAGCGGTGTGTGCGGCTGTGGTCCGGGCCCGGTGAGGTCGTCCTGTCGCCGTTCGCGGGCATCGGTTCCGAGGGCGTGGTGTCACTGCAGCAGGGCCGCAAGTTCGTCGGCATCGAACTGAAGCCCGCGTACTGGCGTGTGGCGCGCCGCAACCTCGCGAACGCTCACGCGGCGAAGGATCAGATGGACTTGTTTGCGGGTGTCTCGTGACCGCCTGCGGGGATAAGGTGGGGACGTTGGCCGGGGTGAACCGGCACCGCCGGGCGTGGGATGAGGCCTGCGAGGCCTGCAAGGCCGCGGCGGCTGACTACGCCCGTGAGCGTCGCCGCAACAAGCCCGAGGTCGCCGCCCAGGCGCGGCGGGAATCCCGCGTGAAGCATTGGGCGATCAAGCGGCTCATCGGACGCCACCGCGCCGAGTTCACCGAGTTGCTGCGTCAGGGCCGCGAGGTGGCGCGGTGAGCGGGCAACGTAAGCCGTGGCGGGTCCGCCTCGACGCGCGTATCAGCACCTGCGACGGCTGCGCGCGGCTGATCTGGGATCGGTATTGCCCGCGTTGCGATGCCCAGGACGCGGGTGTGTCGTGACGAGAGTCGGCAGCTTGTTCGCCGGTTACGGAGGCGTGGATCTAGTCCGGCTCCTGCTGGGGATGGACGCATGACCACCCATCCCGGCTTCGTCAGCCGTGACCACTCGCAGGACTACCCGCAGTGGATCGCCGAATGCCCGCGCTGCGCGTGGGAGTCACGCCCCACCGTCCTGCAAGGGCTGGCCGCGCAGTGGCTGAAAGACCACCAGACAGAAGCAACCGAAGGGGAGAACGAATGACCGCCATCGCCGTATGCACCGCCGCACCTAGATCGGATGAGTGGGTAGCGGAGCGACCGAAGGGGATCGGGGCGTCCGAGGTCGCCACCGTCATCGGAGCGAACCCGTACCAGACCGCACTGGACCTGTGGCGCACGAAGATGGGTATGGACCCCGGATTCTCGGGTAACTACGCCAGCCGCCGCGGTCAGCACCTGGAGTCGTTCGTCGTGGCCGCGTGGGCCGAGCAGAACCCCGGCTACATCGTGGAGACCGCCCCCGACGACATCCCGTCGATGATGGCCCACCCTGACCATCCCGAGATCCGCTGCTCACTGGACGCACTGGTACACAACTGCGACGAGTCCGCGGGACTGGAGATCAAGACGGCCGGGTATCGGCAGCGGTCGAAGTGGGACGACGGGCAGATGCCCGACGCCTACATCATCCAAGCGCAGTACCAGATGCTCGTCACCGGCCTGGACGTGACCTACATCGGCGCGGACGTGGCCGGGGAGTACGTGCAGCGAGTGGTGCCCCGCAATGACGCGCTGTGCGAGCACCTGAGGATGACCGTCACGGACTGGTGGTGGACCCACTGCCACCCCGACGGCCCCAAGAAGACGCCGACCCCGGACCCGGTGCGCGACCGGGACACGTTGGCGAAGTTGTGGACCCCAGACCCCACCAAGGACGTCACCTTGGACCCGGACCTACTGCAACGCCTGCGGGACACCAAAGCCGCCCTGGCCGCCGCCAAGACCGACCACGAGATCGCCGCCGCCGAAGTGCAGTTGGCGATGCGGGAAGCCTGCACCGCCTACGACGACGCCGGCGAGATCGCGGTGCGGTGGAACCCGAGCAAAGGCCGGGAGTCCATCGACGCCAAGGCGCTGCGGGTTGACCATCCCGACATCGCCGCCCAGTACACGCGCACCGGAGAGTCCGGCCGCAGATTCACCGTCAACAACTAAGGGAGAGAGTTCATGAGTGGAGCACTAGCAGTAAGCCAGGACCAAGCGTTCTGGGACGACCGGCAAATGGCGGTCTTGAGTCAGTTGGGGATGAAGAACGCGCCGAAGGCTGACCTGGCGCTGTTCCTGTCCTACGCGCAACGCACCGGACTGGACCCGTTCGCCCGCCAGATCTACATGATCGAACGCGGCGGCCGGTGGGGCATCCAGTCCGGCATCGACGGGCTACGCATCATCGCGGAACGTAGCGGCGAGTACGAGGGGCAGACGCAGCCGGAATGGTGCGGGTCGGACGGGAAGTGGCTGGACATCTGGCTATCCGATGAGCCGCCGGTGGCGTGCCGCGTGGGGGTCTACCGCCAGGGCTTCCGCGAACCGCTGTACGGAGTGGTGACGTGGCGGGAGTTCGGCGCCGCTGGCGGGACGTGGCGGAAGATGCCCGCTCACATGCTGGCGAAGGTGGCGGAGTCCCACGCGCTGCGTAAGGCGTTCCCCAACGATATGAGCGGGATCTACACCGCCGAGGAAATGGCGCAGTCGGAGCCGGTGAAACAGGCGCGGGTGTCCGCTACCCATCTGCTGCCCGACCCCGAGCCGGCGGTCGATCGGGCCACTGGGGAGATCCAGGACGTCATCGACGCTGAGATCCTCGACATCCCCGAGGGGGAGCAGTGAGCATCGACATCTCCCTGCGCGTCAGCCACTACCCCTTCTCCACGGACCTCACCGGCAACCTCGCGCCGATGGCTTCCGCGTGCGGGCTGTACGACGCGCTGTGGCACCCCGGCAATCTGTCGGCGTCCCCTTTTGACACGACGACAGGCAAAGACCTCATCTGCCCACTGGAGGCGGGTCTCGCGCAGTTGCACGGCAACGAGTACGCCGACCTTGAGCCCGCGAACGGGTGGGGCAACCGGGAGGTGCTGTTGAGGGTGGCCACGGACCTTCTGGCCGCGTGCCGCCTGTACCCGGACGCTGAGGTGGTCGTGCGATGACCGCCCCAGTGACGCAGTTGGAGTACCGGCAACTCATCGAGGACTGCCTCGACGACCTCGCCGACCACATCGACGCCGGGCGGATCACGGCCACCCAACTGCGGGACTTCATCCGCCACTGGTACGAGCAGGTCGGTGCGCTGTGACCCGCTGGCGCGACACCCTCGACGACACCGCGTGGCAGGCCGCGAAGTGGTGCCGGTGGGCCGAGTGCTACCTGCGGACACTGTGGCAGCGGGGGCAGGTCGATGAGTGACGAGGCGACCCATTGGATGGGCTGCGACAGTGTCCATCCCGACTGCCACCACCCAGCGGAGCGCATCCTGACCGACCTGATTGCGGAACTGCGGTCGGCCCATCAGCCGATGGCCGATCTGGACGGCGAGCCGAGGCTGTGCGTTCAGGGCTGTGGGGTTCTCCCGTGCCACTCGCTGAGTGCTGCGGCGAGCGCGGAAGCCCGACTGCAACAGATCGGTGGTGCGGAATGAGCACTTGTAAGAACGGTCACCTGAGAACGGACGAAAACACGCGGTACGACAGGGACGGGTACCCGGTCTGTCGTGAGTGCCATCGGGAGATCAGGCGCAGGGAGCGGGCGCGAAAGAGCGCAGCGAAGCCGCCACGGAAGCACCGCACGTATACGACCTACGCGCTGGAAGGGAGCGACGCTATCGCTTACGTGGGAATCACGTCGTCGCTTACTGAGCGCCTGGAACGCCACCGCTATAACGAATGGCAGTCGTGGGTCCGCGACGGTGTCCGAGCAGGTTCCTTGCGCGTTGTTGAGTTGGAGTCCGACATCGGCTTCGCGGATCGATACCGCAAGGAGACCGAGTGGCAAGACAGGTATAAGCGCGATGGCTGGACGGTGCTCGGTGACGAGCGAGAGCGGCTCTCGCAGATGGGTCGCAAGGGTGCTGCCGTAACCAATGCGCGGGAGGTGACCTGCGATGAGTGATCGGTTTGCGTTCCTTGCGCCCGCTGATCCGCTTGCACGGTTGCTTGTGGCCCATCAGCGCACGGACACGTCTGCATGTCATTGCGGGTGGGCCGCGCTCGGAGAGTCCCACGCCGAGCATGTCGCGGAACTGGTCAGGTCTGCGTTTCACCGCCCACGTGGACTCGACACTCGGCCACCCGAGCGGGCGATCCTGACCGACCTCATCGCGGAACTGCGGTCGCCAGGGATGGACACCTACCGGGCGCGGCTGGAAGCCGACCGCGCGGAAGCCCGATTGCGGGAGGTGGCCCGATGAGTGACCCGTGCGCGGTCTGCCAGCGGCCACTACCGGAAGGCGAGTCTCACCGACTGGTCGTGTTCGGGCTGGTTGTGCACGCTTCGATGCTGCAGTGCGGCGGCTGGCACCTAACGAGCCGCACATGAACACCTGCACGGTCCGCTGCTACGGCTGCGACTGGACGGTCACCGTTGTGGGCATGGAAGCCGCACAGGACGCCATGAGCGACCACTACAAAGCCAAGCACTGGACACCGATCGAAGAGGAGAGTCGTGGCGAAGTTCATCGACGCTGAACGTGGACTGTCGTGGGTCCGGTTGGAGTGCGCGTTCCCGCGTAATCCAAAGGTGCTCACACTGGTGGAAGCCAAAGCGTGGCGCGCTATCGCGGTCTACATCGCGGGACTGTCCTACAGCGGTGAACACGGCCTCGACGGGTTCCTGCCCCGCTCGTGTCTGGTGTACCTGCACGGCACCAACCGTGACGCCCAGCAGCTCGAAGAGGTGGGGCTGTGGGCGTGGACCGAGGGCGGGTGGGACATCCACGACTGGCACGACTACCAGCCGTCCAGTGACCGGGTAGCCAAGCGACGAGAAGCAGCGAAACGTAACGCCGAGATCCGGTGGAAGAAGGCCCGCGCCAGCAAACTGAAGGCGGTATCCGATGACTGACACTGATGCCAACCGCTATGCCAATCGCATTGCTAAACGCAGTGGTAGCCGTAATGCACGTACGGACGTACGGACGTACGAAGCGCAGTGGTACAGGTTGGAGACAAACCTTTCGGTAGAAGCGCGCGCGAGAATCGAGGGGGACAAGTGAACGACCACGACGACAACATCGACGTCCGCCACCTCTGCCCCCTCCCACACCGAGGACACCCACCCGACATCCACCCACCCGCCACCATCTGCCACCACCACACCCAACGCATCCACGACACCATCACCGACATCACCCGACTCTGGGAACTCCTCCCCGACCTCGACCTCACCGCACGCGACGGCAGCGGCGCACCCGGAGGCACCAAGTCAGTGCCACCCACCCGACTCGACCTACTCGCACTCACCGACCACCACACCGCCTGGGACTCCGACATCCCACCCGCCAGCCGCATCCTGCTCTGGCTCGCCGCATGGTGCGCCCACACCCGACACCTCACCCCCGCACGAACCCCCCAAGCAGCCCTCACAACGCTCAACACCCACCACCTGGCCCTCACCGACCACCCCCAACCACACGACGTCTGGGCACACCTCACCCGACTCCACACCCACCTCCGCTGGATCGCAGGCGAATCACCCACCCAACTCCAACGACCCTGCGACGCCCCACACCCCGACCCCCAGAACGACGGCGAATGCGGCGGCACCGTCTGGACCACCGGCCGACACACCGGCACCATCGCCGCCTGCCACGACTGCGGCGCATCCCTCACCGACACCGCACTCGTCCTCGACGCCATGCAACGCCACAACGCCACCCACCCCTTCACCGCCACCCACATCCCCCTCAACACCGCATGACACGCCGAGACACCAACCGTTGACACCACGTGATCGCCGTGCTGATAATCAGTCAGGCCGATGTCGCGCGCCCCAAGGCAGCAGACGACACCGGCCTCACCCATACCCCGGTGCTGGCACCACGGCCAACCCCACACCACACCCCCAACCCACGGGGCCACACGCCAGTGCCAGCACCGGCACCACACCCACACACCCCGGGACCAGCCATGCCCGACCCCGACCCACTCAAAACCCGACGCTGGCAAACACTCCGCGCCACCCAACTCGCCCACGCCCTCGCCACCCACCAACCCTGCGCCCTCTGCGGCCACCCCATCGACTACACACTCCCCGGCACCCCACCCAAAGGACACAAAGGCCCCTGGTGGGGACCCACCCTCGACCACATCCACCCACGAGCCAACGGCTGCAACCCCTACAACCCCACCAACACCCGACCCGCACACCACCACTGCAACAGCCTGCGAGGCGCACGACTCGGCGGCCAACGCACCGCCACCCGCCGCACACCCGACACCCTGTCTCTTA